TATCAAAACCTTGCTCTTTGTATAAAGCATTAATCCACTTTTCAATCTTTAATTGGCGTGGCTTAATATAAATGTTTTTAAATAATTCGTGAGATTCAATTATCTCTGTACGACCTCCAAGCTGACCTTCTGTTTTATCACCAATCAACATCGGATTCATTTTATGAGCATAAAACAATTCCTTTTTAATGGTTTGATTTAAGACATTAAACTTTTCTGAAAGTTGTTCAGGCTCAAGTCTTGAAATAATTGGAGCGCCTTCTTTATCACGAGTGAACTGAAGCAATAACGAACCTGCTCTATCAGTTCCTGTAAACTTTTGCTTAATTTGTCTTTCAACTTCTTCCATTTCGGTTGCTGTTGGCTTTCCGATAAATGTGATAATAGTACCTACATAAAAACCACTCTTAATATCATTGATATGATAATTGCCAATCTCGTAATCGGCTTCACAAGCCCAAATGGCAGGAGAATAATTAGGTCGAGGATACCACTCCAATGATGGGTCATAAGCAATTAAAGGATAAATTTGTTTCCCAACAGGATTTTCTTTATCGTATAGTGGAATAAATTCAAACTTTGTTTTCTCTTTTGTCTGGTCATTTTTAGGTTTACCCCAATCTTCAGAATAAAAATAACCGTCTTTTTCTTTTGATATTCTTAAATTCTTAAATGGAATATGACTTACATCAAAAGTTTTTTTGTTACGATGCCAGTTAATTTCTAAATATGCACCATTAAATAATTCAAAGTCAACTCCTACCTTTTCAAGTATATCCGAAATTGATTCACCTGATTCATTTAAGTTTTTAAAAGCATCAATGAGAAACGATTGCTTTTCAACTGTTAATCCCTCTTTGTCAATGGTTACTCCATTACCTGTTAAGTAATATGCTTTTGTATCGAGTAAAGTCCTATGCTTTGATGAACGAAGATAAAGTGAAATTAAATAGTCAGGATAACGATTAAGCCAAGGTCTTTCGTTACCAAATGTAATCCATTCTAAATCTTTGACCTCTTTAAATACCGGAGGATTGGTTGTGTTAAATTCTAAATTTACAAATTTCATGTAGCTGATGGATTATATACATACGAGGATTGATTAATCTGATGCGAGGATTGACTTACTTGAGTTGAACTAACCACTCTGATAATTCCATTCTCAACTTCAGATGTAACATTTGCAGGGTCAAGATTTGATGAACTTGTTTGTTCAAATATCCGATAATGCCATTCTCCTATGTGTTTAAGATTGACTGTTCCGCTTGTAAGAATTTCACTACCTGCTTCGACTTCAGTTACTAAAAACTTATTGAACCTATCAGGAAACGAACTTACATCGGATGCGATAAAGTATTTAGTTGTTGTGCCATCACCTCTAAACTTTAATTCAAATAACCAATAAGGCGAAGTTAATGTTTGCTTTTCTTTTAAAGTAAACACTAAAGTTGAATTTGTTGAACGAGTGATGATTTGCATCCTATAATAAAGTGCTATAAACCTTCAAATTGTTACAAAAAAATAACCCGACCTTACGGGATCGGGCTACCAACGAACAAACAAACAACCAAAGATTATGCGCCTGTGGTCAGACCAGTAACTACGGAAGATGAAACAAACATTGCTTCCTGTGGCTCTTTAGCTTCAATGGTTATTGTTGCACCGCTGAAATCAGCAGCCATCTTACCTGATGTTACAGATATAGAAGGTACATAAGCACCTCTTGTTAATCCTACCATTTTGTAAGTACCATTTGAATCTAATATCAAAGCCATTAAGCGATTCTGAATCGCAATCTTCATCCAGTTACGAAGTTTAGCAGTAGGCTTATTTACTGTGAAGGTCAAAGTTTGAGTCCATACGTTAGGCACATTGAGTCCACCTGCCATAGCTTCAGTAAGAGAACCATTTTCAGGTGCAAGGTCAACGAGCCAAAATTTAGTTCCTACACTTTGTGTAAGAGCTGTAATAGTTCCGCTTGTCTCGGTTATTGTAGATTGAGGAACATTGCTCCATTCAGTTAACCAAAGTTTTTGAATACCAGCAATGCCATCATTACAGTAGAGTGCAGAACCTTCAACGAAATTACATGACATATTTTTAAAGTATTAAGGGGAGAGTTACCCCTCCCCATTGGTTAATGATTAAAGGTTAGTGTATTGAACGATATGGTCAGAAAATTTAACTGCTACACCTAAACGGAAGCGAGTTAACATTCTGAAAGTTTGGTTATCTTTTGAATACCAAGCATCCATTTGAGTCATATCAGTTCCCAAGTCAGTACCTACAACCAAGTTTGAAGCGTAAGTTGCAATGATACGATTTTGAGCTGCCAATGCAAGTGTTCCGGTATCGACTGGGTTATCGGAATTGAGTCCCGCTGTGGCGATCACACGCATGTTAGTACCCGGATAAACTAATGACCAAGAACCTGCAGCAGCATCAGTAGTATAGTTACCATAGAAACCATAAAGTGAAGTAATCTTATTCAATAAAATACGGAAAGTATCCATACCGCAGAAAGCAATAACAGGTTCATTGTAAATTGCAGCAGCAGGAACTTTTGTGTAAATATCTTCAAAGATACCCATTACAGTATTTGCAGAAATAGAAGCTTGTTGAGTAGCAGCTATTGGTGAACCTAATGATATAGTATACAAGAAACCATTGATGGCTTTTAATACAGTTGAATTTGTATAAGTTGTGCGACCTTGCCACAAAGCTTGTTCAACAGAACGTGCGATGTTAGCAACCTTGCGATTGATAATGTCTTGAGCAATAGTTGCAGTTTCAGGTTTTGCACCTCCGGGAAGATACTTTTGTGTAAAGTAAGCTTCAAGGTCTTGTAAGCAGATTTCTTCTGCAACTTTAATCGGTGAAGTTGCGATTTGTACTTTGCTAATGGTAGTAGTACCAGAAGAAGTGAAACCACAATTTGCACCTGCTTGAAAAGGAGCAGTAGATTCAAGTGTTGGAATGTTTTCAGTTGATTTGATTCCATAACGAACATCAACTAATTCCATTGTTTTACCTCCAAGGATTGCTTTGGAGATAAGGTCAGCTCTGTTTTCTTCAACGTAAGCTGTTAGGTCTAATGATAATGACATTTTTTGTTTTTTTTAAATTATTTATTAATTCATGTATTTTTTTCTGAACTCATCGATTGAAGTAACTGACTTTGCAGCAACTTTTTCTTTTGGTTTGTGAGTTGTAGATTCAGCAGGTGAGTTCAAAAGCTTATCCACAATGTTAATCATATCGCCACTTGACTTCTCAAGTTTTTCAACTTGGCTTTGAAGTTTAATAACGATTTGCTTTGAGTTAGAAGATTCTTCAGTTTGAAGTTGTGCTGATTCACTCAACATCGCTTCAAGTTTGGAAATTCTATCTTCAAGCATTTGAATTTTTTCTGCGCTTACCATTGGTTGTTCGGTAGGAGCAGGTGCAGGTTCAGCAGGTGCAGATTCAGCAGGTGCAGGTGCTTCTTCGGTTGGCATTACTGCTTCACCGTTCTCACCTTTAACTTCAGTAATCAAACCACCAACTGTAACGATCATGTACTTTTCTTCCATGACCACTTCATACTCGCCATCTGCAATTGGAGCAGTATTACCTTCAGCATCCATGACCATAACGGGAACACCAACATTGATTTCCTCGCCATCAATCATTACTTTTGTGCCATCGGGTAATGTACCTTCCATCGCAAACTTTTGAGGTTTAGCTTCACCGAAGAAAAACTTTTTAGTATCTTCAATGAGTGCCTTTAGTTCGGATAATGTGTTTTGTGGTATCATTATTTTAAAGTGTTATTTGTTTTTAGATTGTAACAATTTATTCACTTCTTTACGAAGTTTAGCAATCCTATCGTGCAGAGATTCAAGTGTTTGCGCAGTTGCATCGACCACATACTCCTGTTTAAAAAGTCCTTCAACCGAAAATCCTGTAAATGTGCCAGTCTTAATAAACTTATCCCATATTTCATCATTGTCAACTTTGAATGAACCGAACCATGAGCCATCAGGTAAGTCACCGAATCCCGCAGGAGCAACCATACCTCTGTCCTTGTCGATTATCATTGATTCAATCATGTAAACTCCATCCACTTTTTTTTCCGCATCGTGCATTAAATTTACGTTTGAAGTAAATCCATTACGAAAATACTTTTTAACTATTTTAAATATAGTTTGTTTGTCAAATACAACGTAATACTTTCCGAGTTTTGAATCCTCACGATAAATCGGAAGATTGGCAACCATTAACGCACCGGATATAATACGTTTTTCAGGTGAGGTAGTTTTAAATTGATAATGCTTATTAAAAGCCATCCATACTTGGTCAGTTGCAGGTTGGTCTACGAGTGCGACAAAGTTAACACCCGAATCATTGGTATCATTTTCATCAATGACTAATTTGTAAAAAGGTAATTTTTCCATTATTCTATTTTTGCTTTATTTTCAATTGCTTTCATTTTTTGATCTTCACTTGCCACATCAGTTTGAAGGACATAGGCTTTAATTGGTTTTTGTTCTTGAGTTCCTTGCGCTAAATTAGCAAGATTTGTTGAAGTATTATTTACACCTTGTTGTAATGGTGCTGACATTGCTCCACCAGTTCCGCCACCTGCTGATGCCATACCACCACCTGCTCCACCTCCACCTTCAAATTGACTTTGAGATATTTTGCGGATATTCATAACACCATAAGCAGCAGCCATAGCAGCCTGAACGTAAGGATAACCGGGAAATACAGCAGTAAATGGCGAAGCTTGAGCAGAAGTAAAAGCAGACTGAACACCTTTAATCATATCAATAGTTGCCAAGGCTAATTGCACTTTTTTATTTATCTCAAATGCTTTACGTTGACTTGCTTCATCTTTTCCTGCAAATTCGGTAGTGATGGCTTGAATTAATTTTAAAGAATCTACAGTTAACGAAACAGCCATTTCTGCACGAAGTTTTTGACGTGCTAATTTTTCTTCTTCTAATTTTTTTTCTTTTTCATATCTATCTAAACTTGCTTGAATTATTGCTGCGTTTTTTTCTTGTTCACCTTCAATTTCCCATGCTCTAATTTGATCCTTTCTTTTTTGTTCTTCATTATCTGCATCAATAATTTGTTGAAGCATTTCTTCTTCACCTTTAATAG